GGTCAAGGCATGCGGTCTACCAGAACCGCCGATGCCAACGGGCTTTGACGGACGCCATCGGGGACAATCACCCCTATCAGTCTGTACCATGTCCCCAGGTGCAGACTTAAGTATATACCGATTAGTATCGTACAACTCATCAGCAGCACAAACATATCGGCACTAACTAACGGGGCACCGCCCTCAAAATGCAGAATACGGTGCATCTACGAGGGAAATGCGTGTGGCGGTTGGAGTGGTGAGGGCTGACCAGATAGCGTAGAACATCTGTCCAGGGTCAGCCTTAACCTTGAACACCGCATTCGTGGCAGCACACGTAGTGTTATTGGTCGTTCCAGCTGAACCAGCAGACTTGACGTTCGAGTGGGTACTGTCATAAACCAGATTGCCAACAGCTGCGGCAGCCTGGTAGACGTGCAGCAATCCCTCAAAAGCATCAATGAACTTCAGCTTGTACAGGCCACCGTCATACGCTACCTCAGCACGACAACCGGTCGCGTGTGTGCCGGTCACCACAGAAATGGCCTCACCAAATGGAGCAGCAGTACTGACACCTGCAAGAGCCTCGTACTTCGCGGCACGACCTGCCTCTTCGAGCTGCGGAGTACTCAGCTCAACTTCGTACTCCACCCACAACTCACCCAACACGCCGGTATACTCGGTTCCGACCGGATTATAGCAGCCCACGACGGCCGCGTACAGGACACCTACATCCGTCGTCTTAAGGTCTGAATCAGTCAGAATGCCGGCACGAGTGAACTTCTCTGCGAACTTCTGCATGTTGGCCTTAGTGCAGCTATACTTGCATCCGCTCCAGACAGGTCCACAAACAGTGCCGTCGTAGGTCAACTGTTCGGCCTTAGTGTCCGGTCCCGGGTCATTGGCATCGAAATCAACGGACAAGATGACAGTCCCTGACAAACTAGTGGCCACACGTGGTACGTACTCAAAATTCAATTTCTTGAACTTGTAAGATTCGTACCGGGTGGCAATCACTGAGAGCCAAGGGAACAA